GCTGTAGTCGATTCATCATCGCGACTTTATCTTTCAATTCGCGTTGCAAATACATTGCCCCGCGACGCTGCATATTTTCCGGGGCGTTGGTCACGATGGAAAGTTCGGCGACCGTATTTAGCTCTCCCAGCAGCAGGTAGATATGATTCACTGGCGAGCGCACATAGCAGTAACTGACGCCAATCTGCGGTTGCATCGGCATGCCATCCCAAAAGAAACGAAATTGCTTGAGATGGCTATCCAGTGCGGTAATGCGCTCCTGGTGCGATTCTGTATTCAGTCGCAGCGCGAGATCGTTACCCGAAAGCTGATAAACATCTTCACCCGGTTCCAGCAAGGGTGACAGCCAGTGAGAAAGTTTTTGCTTGTATTGAATCCGCAGCATGATGCCATAGTTCTTAACCAGCATTTCCATGCCAGGGATGCGTAAATAACAAAGCGCAGACCAGAGGGCATCACGCAACGCGCGATTCAGGGCGCGAACATTTGGCAGATGAACCACCGGGTCCACATACGCAAGCCGCTGAATGCGTCTGACTACCGCTCTCTGACGGGTTGCCAGTACAGCCATATAATTGACAATAAAAGAGAATACCAGATAACTGGAGGAGGTTATGGTCAGCTGCGTGGTATAGCCAGGATAAATGGGAATGTAATTTTGATAGCTGTGGATGCTGATCATCAACACGACCGCCCAGAGCAGAGAAATCAGCTTATAACCATAGCGCATCGCTCCCCACATCATCAGGGGCAGCAATAATGACAAGGTATAATTGGTGCTAAAAATTGTGCTTTTTTCATTTAACGGCATGCATAACAGCAACAATAAAGCACCTAATGCCAGTAGCCAGAGCGCGAACTCTTTTTTGGTGACTTTGGCATCAACCTGCTGTTTTAATTGCGAATAATAGCTACGTAAATAAAATGGATTTCGCACTACCCGAATGATGAAGTAGCACAGCGGGACACCGATCAGATTACCCACCAGTAAGGCCTGATAATTGATTAAAGTCCCGAGGTTAAAAGGCATGACACCGACCAGATTTTCTCTGCTCGCCAGTAATCCTACAAATGCAGCAAACTGGAAAAGTATCAGAAACAGCGTTGCAGGAAACACAATCTGCCAGAATATACGCTGGGAAATTAAACGGGTATCACCATGTGAAACGTTGTTACGCCGGGGAGTAAAGACCCTGTAACCGCCCCAACAGAGAATGATAATAAAATTAGCCGTTAATGATAGCGTTTCGTAAAAACCCAGCTCTGCATATTTGCGGACAAAAATCCCTAAGGCGATCCCTGGCAATGCCGCCCAGCTGAAAAACATCATCATGCTGATCATCAGTGCCAGAGGCAGATAAAAGAGAAAAACCTCACCGGAAGAAATATGCGCGAAAGTATTAATGTGGGCGAAAATGGGCAAGATTAAAGAAGGCAAGAACAGCGGAAGCCCCCACCATTTATCACGTATTTTTATATAAGTTGCATTCAGTTTCATAGATGCTCAGCAGAATCCCCCACATCCTGAAGGAGGTGTATTCAGACAGGCATCCCACCTGACTTCGAATGATGATTATTCATCACTATAGAGAGCATTGATTCTAAGTGTCATATGAAAGTTCCAATTGATATATATCAAACAAAATAACCCTGATTAATGAATTATTACGTTTATCATGTTAATTCATCATTATTACATCATCATTGTAAATAATTAAATTAACTTCCATAACATTAAAATATGTATCCACTGACGCTTTTTTACATAACGAAGAATTGACCATTTTGTCCTGTTGTGCCTTAATGCAAGTACCGTCCACAGCTTGGGACATACTTCAAGGAACCTTTTGTGAGTCAGGCAACCAGTATGCGAAAACGACACCGATTTAACAGTCGCATGACCCGTATCGTACTGCTCATCAGCTTTATCTTCTTCTTTGGCCGTTTTATCTACTCGTCCGTCGGTGCCTGGCAGCACCATCAGAGCAAAAAAGAAGCTCAGCAATCCACACTCTCCGTCGAATCACCGGTACAACGTTAGCGGTTACCTTCTCCACTTTCACAGAACATAACGGCACTTCGCTGTCGGATGCTTTTGCTCTTTGGAATTATCAAAGCGGCAGATATTCTTTCATCTTAAATTTTACGTCTTTGTCCTGACTGATGTTTATCCTGTTTGGCTGCGAAATAAATATAAAATTAATATATATGTTGTAATGATATATTTTTATAAATTATTCCCTGCGTGAATTTTAATAAATTTAATCTATCCCTTTATACGCAATACATTTACTTTCCTCTTTTGATGATCTTAAATGTCTTATTTTTCGTAATGTGTATAACAAGGAATAGTGATGAAATTTAAAAAATGTCTTCTGCCTGTGGCAATGTTAGCGTCATTCACTCTGGCAGGATGCCAGTCAAATGCTGACGATCATGCCGCCGATGTTTATCAAACCGATCAACTGAATACCAAACAAGAAACTAAAACCGTTAATATTATTTCCATTCTTCCCGCAAAAGTTGCCGTAGACAACTCCCAAAATAAACGGAACGCACAAGCCTTCGGCGCGCTTATTGGCGCAGTCGCTGGCGGTGTTATCGGCCACAACGTCGGTTCTGGCAGCAATTCCGGAACGACGGCAGGGGCAGTTGGCGGCGGAGCTGTAGGCGCGGCAGCGGGTTCTATGGTGAATGATAAAACCTTAGTGGAAGGTGTTTCTTTAACATATAAGGAAGGCACCAAAGTGTATACCTCTACCCAGGTGGGTAAAGAGTGCCAGTTTACGACAGGTTTAGCCGTTGTTATTACCACAACGTATAACGAAACGCGTATTCAGCCAAATACTAAATGTCCTGAAAAGAGCTAATAATCAGGAGGAGTCATGAAGAAAGTTTTTCTTTGCGCCATCTTGGCCTCCTTAAGCTATCCGGCTATCGCCTCATCATTGCAGGATCAACTCTCTGCTGTAGCAGAAGCTGAACAGCAAGGTAAAAATGAAGAGCAAAGGCAGCATGACGAATGGGTCGCGGAGCGCAACAGGGAAATCCAGCAAGAGAAGCAACGTCGCGCAAATGCCCAGGCCGCCGCTAACAAAAGAGCGGCAACGGCAGCAGCAAATAAGAAAGCTCGTCAGGATAAACTGGACGCCGAAGCCTCTGCGGACAAAAAACGCGATCAAAGTTATGAAGATGAGCTACGCAGCTTAGAGATTCAGAAACAAAAACTGGCGCTGGCGAAAGAAGAAGCCCGCGTTAAGCGAGAAAACGAATTTATCGATCAGGAACTGAAGCACAAAGCTGCGCAAACCGATGTGGTGCAATCTGAAGCTGACGCCAACAGAAATATGACTGAAGGCGGTCGCGATCTGATGAAAAGCGTGGGCAAAGCAGAAGAGAACAAATCGGACAGCTGGTTTAATTAATCGATGTTAGTAACTTCAAGCCTATGATTCTTGAAGATAAAAAACCCTCTGTAGTAACAGAGGGTTTTGTTCATTCATAGTGCAGGGATTAAAATCATTCCCACTCAATTATTTACGGATACCATAACCAATTGAGTGGTAACATTTTTCCAAAGCTCAATTTTTCCCGTACCGTTTTATATACCGTCACCGGAAATCAGTACCATGAAAAATACCATGCTATCTGGTCAGGGTGTCATACTGTTTTTCGCAGACTCTTCCGGCTTCGGCTGCCCGGTCAGCATACTCTGCCAGTTGTCTATTTCTCTCGAGAGATTTGCTGAACACGTCGGCAAGCAAAACTCCGGTATCTGCGGCTGACGCCCCAGCGCCGACAATGGCGTTATATTGCCTGAGCTGCTCACGGATGGCAACGAGCTGTCGCTGCAACCTGCCAGCGCGAGCGGCAGCATCAAGAGCATCACTGCGCGCCTGATCGATTCTCTGCTGCGCTTCACGTTCATTGGTCACTTTCTCCTGTTCGTAGTACTGACGAACTTTGTCTTCTTCGGCTTTGCGGTCTTCTTCCGCCTGCGCATACCCGGCATCGTACTGGCGGCTGCCGTGTATATTCCAGGCAACCACTCCGACGATGAACAGAGCAGCAAGCATCAACACGATAAGCAGCTGTTTCCAATATGATTTTACGAATGTCAGGATCATACCGTCAGCACCTTACTGGCAGTGATGTATCGCGCTCGCCGGTCGTCTATGCCGTTCCTGCCACCATTGATAATCAGAGTTACACGAGCAATATCGCCGGTATACTTCATGCAGCCTTTGCCGGAGAAGAACCACGCCGCGCTACGAGCCGCGTATTCGTCCTGCGCCAGCAGTTCAGGATTCTCCAGCAGGTCAACTTTCAGACCGTTTCCACAGTCACGATAGTTATTCAAACCGGTAATCTGGATAAGCCCGCGCCCACGGTAATTCCAGCCATCGCCGGGAGCATTGTTACCCATGCGTTTGCTGTATACCAGATTTGCGATCGCGCGCTGGCGCTCAAGTGGCAATGGTGGTTCACCAGCACGGCGACCCAGTGCATTAGCCTGCCCCTGAGTGAGACGCCCAGCCCGAACGAAGTTAGCTAGACCGCTGACACTGTAGTTGAAATTCTCCTGCAACCGGGTGAAACCACCAGACTCATGCCCGACCTGAGCAATAAACATTGCCTGATCTTCGGTTTTGCTGATACCAAACTCTTTCATCGCAGAAGTTATATGCGAGAACCAGCGTGCGGCCAACGCCTCGCTAATACCAGCAGCTCGCTGGAATTGTTTAATCTCCATGTTTAGACCTCGTTATTTTAAAAATCTGCACAACGTTACCGCGCGTTTTAATAACCGCAGCAAGCATGACAGCGTTGATAATGACCTCAGATAAATCCACAGCCATTGGCGTGCGTAACCAGATTGCATAAACGACACGAACAGGAATACTGGCCGCAGCAACAATCAGGAAATAAGCAATCCACCCACCCCATCTTCGGTGTTGAGATCCGTTACGCTGGAAAGTGACAACGCGAATTGCTATGCCAGTACAAATAACTGCATTGGTGATAAGTAAAAAAAGGTCATGCGTTACCATCGTCTTTTCTCCCCGGAATTAACTCGCGTGGATTATCGGAACGGTGATAGAGCCATATACCAATACGAACAGCGACAATTGCCGACACGAACGCACCTGCAGAAAATACAATCCCTTTCTCGAATGAGTCCTGCGTGATGGTTGGAATCAGGCTAGCTATGCCGATAAGAATTGATGCTGCCGGTTTGTAGAAAAGAAGGCCGCAGAGAAAGCTGAGCATCGACAGAAGAACACGACGACGGATTGGGTATTCTACTGCAGAGGTAACAAAAATTACCGCACCAGCCAAAGATCCCAAAGCGACCTCTGGAGGAACTCCCGCTATCACCGCAGCAAGAGAACTCACACTAAGCCACTGATTTAATGATTCACTTGTTAGACCAGCAGACATTGCAACCACCGTTTACTGTTCATGACACCCCCTTAGTTGAGTGGGTATATCATACACAACAAACCATATATGGATAAACATAATTTAATTTTATGAATGGAAGAAAGAACAGGAGCAATTATCTATTAAGTGTTCAAAATTACATTATATATAATTAGGTGAGTTTAGATATATTTATTATATGCCATATATTGACTTATACCTTGAATTTATTTGGTGAGGATTCATCAGTAATAAAGAAAGTTTAAATAACAAAAAAACTTATTTTTATAACGCATTGAAAACAGGCAACCCCATCAATGTGGGGTTGCCTGTTTCAATCTTTGTACACCTAAAACGAACAAAAGAAAAAATACTCATGCACTCCTGACAGACTGCATCCCCCTATATTTTTTCCAACATCTTCTTATTGTTTTATTTATTGGCATTTCTATCAACTTGAATGATAGTATTGATGCAATAATAGAAACAAACAAAGATAAAACAACATACACCAACATATCGATAAAGTTGTCTTTTTCTACGCTCAATATTTTTGTTACTATTTGAATAATCATCCAGTGAAACATATAAAATGAAAAAGAAGCCTCGCCAAGCAAAACCATAAATCTATTTTTAAGAATTTTAGATAATATCCCACCATTAAAAGCAAAGGCAATAACTATAAATGCCATGCAAGGAATATATAGAACATCATACTTTATATTCATATATGTAATATAGTTTGTTGCTATATATACTGTCAAAAGCAATGACAATATTGATGCAATTTCAATGATACTGCAAACAGTATTGTTAGGTCTTGCACTAGTATTAATAAATACTCTACAGAGCATCATCCCTATAATAAAATCACCAATTCTAAATGCTGGGTTTATATAAAACAACCAGTGCTGTGATATTGTTATGGGCGGGTTAATTAAGAAATAGAAATTAATCACAAGAACAAATAACAGAACACAGACTAAATATTTTGTTTTTAGCCTTGTTAAGAAGCAGAATGAAACGTAGAAAAACATCTCACATGAGATACTCCATGAAACGGAGTTAAAAGAAAAATAATAATCCTGAATTGGGATGAATGACTGCACCAGAAACACATTTGAAATAAGCATTTCCTTACTAATACCATCACCCATCTTACCATGCATAAATATTAAAATAAAGCAAAGAAGAGCTACAATATGCACAGGAAATATTCTTGCTATTCTGTACACAATAAAATCTTTATTGCTGAATGCTTCTTTTTCTACATGATTTATGAAACTATAGTTTATAATAAAACCAGAAAGAATGTAGAAAAATGTCACACCTATGTAACCATTAAAAAAATACTTTGCCGCAGCATTAAACACACCAATTGATGATTGAGACAATAGCCCAAGGTGACTAACAAAAACACCAAGAGCGGCAAACATTCTCAACGATGTAAGACTTTGAATTATATTACCTTTATTATTCATAACTCTGCCGGAATGGTTGAAATTTCCGGCAGATTAGATTAACATATTAATTATGTCAATGTTTGTATAGTTAGAACTCCCTTACTTCTGCACCAGAAGACGCACTCCACACCGAAGAAGGAGAGCCATTTACACCGATCAATCTTACCTTCAACCCATTACCACTTGCTTTTGGAGAAGTTAAATTTACAGCCGATGGATTTATTGCCCAATCACCACCATTCAATATGACACTCATTTCAACAACACCACCATTGTCAATATCAATTATAGGTGTTTGCACTACTGGACTTTGTTGGTCAATTGGTAGAAAGCCATTGACAATAATAGATGGGCGGAATGATGGGTTTCCCTGAACGCTAACACGCAATTGCCCCCCTTTAACAAATTCTGTTGCACAAGTATTCATGACAATGCAATACGGATTTACAAAATCAAATGCGTAGCAAGTTGATTCCCCATCCATTGGCGTGCAGTTTTCAGCTGTACAATTGGTCATGGTAGTATATTGCATCCCGGACATTCTAAATGACAACTGGTAACCATTAACTTGAACAAGGCGCATATCCATAGAAGTGCCAATTACTTTTATTTGACCATCCCTAAAATCTTCAAACAAAACTCCAGCATATCCTTTCCCTGGATATTGTGGGAAACCGACCATTTCCATTACGCCAGAGAACGGCACATAAGAGAAGCATCCGATATAAGCACATTCAAAAATTGACTGTCTGATAACTGGTGCTGCTGATTTTCCTAAAAACAGTCCGTAATAATTTCTATAAGAATCTACATTTTCTTGTGTTAAGCCAAGCCTTCTAAACATGCAGTTTTCAACTCTACCGTTAACACAAAATGAACTAATTGAGTTATCTGTTAGATCCCATTGCTTTGGTATAAAAGCACATAATGCATCCACCTGAAGAATTACTTCTCCATTTTTTGTGAGATCTATTTTGTCATTTGTTGTTTTATAAAAAACTGTCGCTTCAGCCTTTCCCTGTCCTCTAATTCCCATATTGTCATAAATTGGGATTGTTTTTGATGTATTTATGTTTCCAGCAGGAGCCTCTAGAATGCATTTGTTTGAGCGAGCAAAGTTAGTTGCAAGAGTTATAGCTGTTGCGTTATCTGTGACTCCGTCAGGTTTCACCCCCCAAAATTGCATGTCGTAAGTGGTAAAATTAATTCGTCTCCATACCATCGTTCCAGTTTCTGGCTTGATTACAATTCCACCATCATCAGCCCACGCCTGAATGTTATCAACAGACTCGAAAAAGCCGCCACCAAGGTGGTTTTCAGCATGTGTAGTGCTAGCTGCTGATGCTACGTATACAATCTGCCCTGCCTCCTCCGGAACACAGGAGCGAAGCTCTGAAAGATTAAGGAAGCGCCCCAGCGCATTAAATCCTGTTTTATCAAGAAGCTCCTCCCGCATGCTATTCAGGCTATCAAGGGTTGCTTTAACCGTCTGTGACCCATAACCAACCAAGTCAGATCCAGTTGGCTTGGCTAGCTCGATCAATACGTCAGACGCAGACCCTGATGGAGGAAGCACAACAATAGGGTTACCATCGTTATCGAAAGCAGGCATCTTGTTTGCGCGGGAGGCAGCATCAGGAAGTTGCGGTATCTGCTCCTGAACGCGCAAAGTACACCCCAGGTTAGAACTGAGCTGTGTATCAACATAATTTTTAGTGGCTGCATCTTGGGGGGTTGAAGGATCGCGTAAGTTTCTGATGTAATTGTTAAGCGCATCATAATAATTTGCCACGAATGACGGCTTACGCAGCGCCAAGCTAAACCAACTTCGAACCTGCTGGATCAGCATCGTTAGCTTATCAAAAGCATCCTCATGCACTTCTGCAAAGAACTTACCCTGATTACGCAAATCAGTTTCCTGCGTAACCGGGAGCTCTCGTGATATAGAAATCAGATAACCGCTAACCAATGCCTTCGACAGAATTATATTGCCACCATTGTATCCTCCAGCCCCAGTAACTATGTAATCAGTGTCAAGAATCAGCTCTGTGATGTTCTCGTTCAGGTCAACAACCTGCACTACTAAATCAGATTTCTGGAAAATCCTGAAGGTATAAGGGAATGTCGTTGTAACACCGTTACCGGTGTATTCGTTGTGGTCAACTTCGGTTGAGACCGTCATGTTAAATCTCCAGATAGTCGCAGCACCCGTTGCGCCGCATATCCGGTTATTCTATTACCTGAAAAACCACATATGGATAGATAACCCATAAATACGAACAGATATTACCTTTCAGGTGATTCGCAAAACGTGCTGGATAGCAAACAAATTATTTGCTACTGTATATTTATACAGTTATTGCATGGAGAAGATAAGATGCAGCAGTATCACTATCCACTGGAAGACGGATTTACCGAAAGGATTCACACGCCGGGAGGCGTCAGATCACTGGTGGAGGGATCGCACTTGATGAAATTACTCCGGGATCTCGATAAGGATGGATTTAATGTCGATGGCCCACTTGCCGAACTGACTGCACTGATTAACTACGTCACCAGCTCACAGATGTCTATGCAGGATCTGCAAACACATCTCGACTATTGTGCCGAACAACTACGAAAACAAACCACATAAAGAAAAGGCCGCAAGAGCGGCCTATCGTTTCGCTTTGTGCTCGTCCCAGCACGTTTTGCACCATGCCATTAAGCCATCCGCATTTTGATTATTAGGGTAAAAGCTGGTTCGTTTTCTGCGGACATTACAAATTGGGCACCACTTCATATGACGTGTATTCTTTGGGCCATCGAGACACCTTGCACACCACTTAGTCAATCCATCTGGATTTTTTGACGATTTCCTGAATTTTTCATATGGAAGGTTTATTCTGCATCGCAAACACTGCTTGCGGGCACTTGAAACTTCGTTAGCTGATTCTTCTTTTGACGGCGATACAGAAGGTATTCTTGCTGGCTCTGATACTGCCTGAGGTGCTTTTTTAGGTGACTGAGACGATACGTCATCACCAGGGAATCTTCCATGATATGCCGGACGCGTTGACACTCCAGGTGGAAGCTCTGCTGTAAATGGCTTTGGCTGAATCAGTTGCCTCTCTTTTGCTAACTCCTGCTGTTTATAATATGTCTGGATTACCGCACTATCATAAGCAGGAGGTGCGGAAATATTAGGCGCATTACCTCCAGTTTTTTGAAACTGAGTAGAGGTGTGTTCTATCACCTGTGTACGATTAATCGTTATCTCCCCATCTTCGGTCTTTATCGTTTTGTTATGATTAACGACCGTACGATCAGAGATCTTAGTCTTGTTCTGGTTGATAACGTAAATAATCACCGCAACCACACCAACAACTATCCAGAAAACTTCCATTGCTTTTCCTCACAATAACATTACCTTAAAGGTAATATCTTGCTTTCAGGTGATCAAGCGTTAAACGCCACCAACCAAATACGGTTGATTTTTATATATCCCCGCGCTTATCATTACCTTTGCGGTAAATTTACATCGCACTCCTCTTGTGCCATAGTAATCGGGCACTGGAAAAATCCAGTGCCGGGATTGGCGTCCCGGATTACTAAAAGGCGCATTCACCGCGCAAGCGGTTTTTTTATGCGTATAGCACGGCCACATTCGTATTATGGTGGGCTGTGTGGGGGCACCGAAAGGTGCGCCGGGTCCTTTTAGCCGGTTACGCCAACCCTGCACAGTTCACCACCAACCGATTGGCGTCGGTAGTGGTGATTAACCAGACTAAAAGGTAACCACTATGACAGCTACAAAAAGCACGTCCATTTTTTCTTTCGAATCCCAAGCCGATATACGGGTAATCGTCATTAATGGTGAGCCATGGTTTATCGCTTCAGATGTTTGTCGGGCTATAGGCATAGCAAACCATCGAGATGCTGTTCGAAAACTTGATGATGATGAGAAGGGCGTCGCTTCAACCGACACCCCTGGCGGTGAGCAAGAATCGATCATCATCTCCGAGTCAGGCCTCTACACACTGATCCTCCGCTGCCGCGATGCGGTGACACCAGGCACTATCCCCTACCGCTTTCGTAAATGGGTTACAGGTGAGGTTCTTCCTCAGATCCGCCGCACCGGAAGTTACATTAAAAACTCGCTCCCGCAGGAAGAACGCATAAAGATGGTTGCCGACCAGGTAGCCAACGCCACGGCGTCAGCAGTGATGCAGGCGATGAAGATAGAGAACAAAACCTACAGCGCCCCGCTGAAGCCAGGCTACCGCAGCCTGATTCACTCGCCGTCTGGTGTTCTCGGCCTGACGGAGAACTCACTGCTGATGAATCTGCTGAACCAGTTACAGGAAGACGGGCACGACGTATCGGGCGCGGCGGCGGAGCTGACCACCATGTTCTGCTACATCGTCGGTGTGAGCAAATGCCTGCGTGATATCCAGACGCACGCGGAGTACATCAACGACAAAGCAGGGTTCTTCTGACGGGCGGCGGCACAGGGATGTGCCTTTAAATAATTCTGTACAGATTGCAGACTGTGGGTGAATAGCGTACTATTACCTCAAGGGTAAACGGATTGGTTTCATTTTTATTAATCCGTGTAATGAACTTATGAGATATGAGGTAATGTCATGCGAAACGAAAAATTGCAGATGCGTAGAGCGCAAGCTGCCGCAAGACGTTCTTTCAATGGAAGCGTAGAGTACGTAAAAGTTACTATGACAAAAGATCACGCAAGTCGCGTATCCCGCGCTTTCTTTGATTCTCGTAACAATAAGGAAAATTATGAGTTCGTCTGCGTCGCAGAATGATAAAAATCAAGTTGTCAGATATAAGGGTCGAGTGTTGCATACGCAAAATTTCTCGGCCCTTTGTGCATCTGATCTTGAGCTGAAGAAAGTATCTGATGCCTTTACCCAGTATTGGAAAACGGGATACCATCCATCTCTTGGTAAAGATGCTGCATTTGCTCGTCCGACAGAAATGCTTAAACTAAATGTCAGGCATACTCATGTCGATAACCAAGACTATATTCCAGAAGATAGTGATAAAAAACACACTGGTAAAAAATCATCTTGGGATGCATGGAAAAATATAGCGTCTGTACAAGTAAAATGCATACCAACAAGTGATTGCTTTTTAGTTTATTCGGTAAATCACAATCGTGATGCGCTGGTTATGTTTTTTGTTGACGCAGATGCTCACAACATAACTGAGCAAGAAGAGTTTAAAGAGGAAGCAATCACTATCAGTTATCAATTCTTTGAGAAAACAAAAACAGAACCAATGCCTTTAGAAGAAGATCTTTTTTCTGATAAATGGAAGGAATAGCCCGCAGCGCGGGCTTTTTTGTGGACGAAACAAAAGTCAGTGCTACACTCATTGACGCCACATTGAGGTGGCTTATAGATGGAAATTTCACAATGAAAAAAGCATTTGCTGCACTGTTCGTTTTGTTGTCTCTGGTAGCTTCAACTCAGGCCTTTGCCGGTCGTTGTCAGCACGACAGCGATACTGCCGCTGACGGCTCCCGCTGCGGTGGGCGTTCTGCGGATTCCCGCCCGGGCGGCGGTGGCATTCGTTAAAAGAACAAGGCCGCGAAAGCGGCCTGTGACATGTCACGATAGTTTCGTTTTGCACATCCCTGTGCCGCCGCCCGTCAGAAGAACCCTGCCTTGTCGTTGATGTACTCCGCGTGCGTCTGGATATCACGCAGGCATTTGCTCACACCAACGATGTAACAGAACATGGTGGTCAGCTCCGCCGCCGCGCCCGATACATCGTGCCCGTCTTCCTGTAACTGGTTCAGCAGATTCATCAGCAGTGAGTTCTCCGTCAGACCGAGAACACCAGACGGAGAATGAATCAGACTGCGGTAGCCGGGCTTCAATGGATAACCATAACATTTTGTCTGTGTTTTAATTGCCTCACGAAGCGCATCTAACATCTTGACTGCCACTTCATCATTCTCTGATGCAGATCCAGCAGGGAGATACTCCCCTTCAAGCGGAACCCGAGCAACAAGAGACAACGCTTCGGCAAATTGATCTTCACCAATTTCTTTGTACGAACAGCCAAAATGAGATTTCAGTGACGACCACATGGTGATCATCGCCTTAGCCTGTTTTTCTTTTGGCAGAGACTGACCGCGACTCATGACGAGTTGTTTAATGGCTTCCTGCTGTTCAGTTGTTATTTTACCCGGCAACGCCTTTTTAGCTTTGCGTGGGTTAACCACATGGCCTTTAGTCCAGTACTCGTAGAGCACATCGTCACACTCTTCCTGATACTGGATTACCTTGTCGCGGATTTCAGGGCGGACTTTGTTAGGGCTGATGGTTTGCAGCCAACCTGCAAGTTTGCGTAAAGCAAGACAGATAACCAGACGACGCTGAGTATCACCGGGGAGCTGAATGGTCATTTCGACCATGCAGCTCTTAAAGCGTTGTTGCAACTTGCGGAACTGCGTTTTCCAGTCCAGCCCCATACCTTCAACGACTGGTTTCATTGGGGTGTATGGTTCGCCGTTATGATTGACAACATAAAGCTCTGCGCCGTGGAATGGCACGTTGATAGTAGATACCGCTGTTGCTATACTCGTCATGTCGTTAATTCCTATACGTAGTTTTACGATACTGAAGCCCTGACGGTCTGGCCACCGTGGGGCTTCGCTGTTTTATGCCACGCTATTCTTCTCACCAGTGAGTCCATACACTTTCCTCAGCTGATAGATAATCTCTGTATTGAACTTTCGGCATTCTTTTTCGCCATTTCTTTCAATAGCTAACTTCACATCGTCCGGAAAACGAACTCGTCGTTGACACATCTCTTTTGCTTTTTGCATTTCATATCTCCTTAGCCCCACCGTGGGGCAAAATAATTGTCACACCGTGCGTCATTGATGTCAAGCACACGGTGAGGCATACTTCAATCATTGCAAGTAACTCAATATTTGGTGAAGAACATGAGCAGAGAAGATCCACAACTAAGGGATCAGACTTCCCGTTGAAGTAAAAGAAAAAATAGAAATTTCTGCAAAAGCCAATAAGCGATCAATGAACGCTGAAATAGTACAACGTCTTGACACCAGCTTTCTGAAAGATATTCATGAAGATGACGTAATTTCTGCTTATGAAGCAAAAATTATTGCAAACAATGCACGACATGAAATATCAAATATTATTTTCAAAAGAACCTTTAATGAAATTAATAAGAAAATAACACTTGGACATACAAGTTTTTATATAAACCTTAATGACCTTGAACTGGAATCACTTGCAGATAATGATTACCAGATCATCTTTGAAAAAACATTTAATAAGCTCAATGAACTAGGTTACATCATCTGTGAAAACTCATGGGATGCAGATGGTTTTGGAATTGAAATACCTGAATAGGAAGAACAAAAGGCGTGTACATATTACACGTCTTTAATACAATTGAAAAACGCCACATTACTGATGTATGTTACAACAAGGAGCGATATTTTGAAAACCATATCTATATTAAAGGTTGCATTAGGCGTCGCTATTATTTTGACTCTCTCAATATTGTTTTATTTTTACCACAAAAAAACTGCTATTGCTCTTGATGGTCACGCGGCAAACTCATTTTTCTCAGAGTACATAGTGCCGCTATCAGGAAGCGGTATAACAAATAAATATACTGACTATGACATCAAATATGGAATTGATGATGGGGAGACTATTGTATTACATGTAATCATTAAAAACCTAATGACAGTAAATAAAAATACAGACTTCAACGATAAAAATACAATACATCACAACAACAGCAAAACATTAATTTCTTATAGTAGCAACATCTATACGGATAAATACCTAAAATACATATCAGAAGATACAATAAAAGAAACCCGCGAAAAGTTAAAAAACATATATTGTGCATCCGGCAGTTTTCACAAATTATCGCCGCAAGAGCGTTTATTCTACGAAGCAAGAAAACAACGTAAGTCAATAATATTACATTATTATGCTGATTCAGGGGAGTCACTCATATTTAATATTGGGGTTTCCCCTGAATCATGCTAAAGGTGTTTAACTCACCGCATCACCGGATCCACCTGGTTTATTAGTGGCGCAATCCAGAACAGGTTATTGCCGGGTATCAGGGTTCGGACATTATGCACAATACGATCACCGGCATCACCATTCAACACTCCTGCGGTCACATCAATGATGCTATCCGCAAGACCAAATGACGGTCCGAATAGAGATCCTACGAATCCACGACTGGCATACCTAGACTGTGTGCCAGTGCCAAATAAAGCCCCCAGCCCAACAGCACCACCAGTAGCCTTTTCAGCCATGTTGTTATATTCCATCAATGGCCCAAGAATACCGGATCTATCTATACCCTCAAGCACCAGCTTCTCTGGTGACCAGTCAACATTTTTCCCTTTCGATGCTTCTTTTAGCGCATAGACCAGTGAGCCAAGAGCAATCTGAAATGCAGTGCCATAATAAAATTGCGCAGTTCCTTCCTGTAACCCACCAAGTAGCACACGGTTGTATGAAGCCGTTGTGAATGATTTAAACTGAAATATCGTTCGCCCCATTGGAGTACTCGCCCATAAAGGTGTGTCACCAATACCGGGGGTGATGATAGTGTTATTAACGTCTTTCAGAACCGCTGACTGGAATACTCCGGCAACGTACTGATCGTCCCATTTATCAAAGTTACCAATGTGCCATCCATCAATTACCTCACCATGTTTCTCGAACTCACTGCGAATACGCGCAGCCATATTGTCGTTGATACCGAGTTTTGCCATGCGACGTGCAGAAAACGCACCAGACAAAATACCGTCTGACGTGAGCATTCCGTTCATGGATTTGTTTATGTCATTAAATCGATCCATGAGTGTCAGCTTGCCGAAGGCATCAGTAATTCGCTCCATTCCTGCTTCGACTGCTGTTGTCCTGGAAGAACTGTCAACAAGATCACCAATTGCACGAGAACGTGAATGTAGTACAGCTTCCAATCCAATCCCCATCTTCAACATCTCTTCTTTGCTGGCCTTAAATGCCGGTGATTGGGATATCTGAGAAGCATAGCCTTTCATGGTGTTACGGAAACCATTAACCATAACCCCTCTGGCCAGATCTGGAATAGCTGATACTGTCATTCCACCGAGTTTGGTCGTGAAGTTCACATCCCGCAGAAAAGCGCCAGCACGAACAAAAAACGAAGACGGATCATCAGGCATACCATATGTACCAACAAGACGATCGCGTAATGCTGTTATGTCTCTGAGATCATTTGCTCTTGATTTTGAAAGTCTGGACTGTTCTTTCCGTAATTCCTTTTCGTACTTTCGCATTAATGAATCGAGTTTACCCTGAGGAACAACTTCACCATTGCTCTCATAACGTGCTTTCAGATTTGCCACACTTTCGTCATATTTCGCCTTTATTTTTTCAGGCACTTCCCGTAACAGACTGTCATATTCGTCCTCAATTAATTGCAGACGCTCAGTCATAGTTCGTTTGCCAAATGTTCTCGTCAACTCAATTTCTGCTGCCGCTTCACGGATATGACGTTGCAGCACGTAATTCACATCACTTTCAAGATAATCCCTGATAAGACTATCAGGCACATTTAATGTTCTTTCTTTCGTACTACCTGCGGCTTTTACAGAAAATACGCTGACAAAATCCTGTGGAACCTTAGCACCAGTAATTTTATTAATTACGATATCCGCTGCAATTTCAGCATCCTCAGGATCCAGTGTTTTATTTCCTCTCGACCACCAGTCAACCAAAATACGTCGAAATTTATCGCGTTCACTGATTATTTTTCCAACTTTATATATACGTGGAAAATAGCTTGCCTGGCCTAATGCTTTCAGTTCTTCATCTGGCGGTAATAAACCAAGCTTTTGCATTTCAACCTTCACCCGATTTAATACAGTTCGCATCGCCTGCGCCGTTTCCTGAACAACAGGATTAGCATGCACATCACCGCTTCGCATAGCATTCCCAACCTGCTGACGAAATGAATCAAAACTCATGTCACCACCATCAGCTTTATACTTTGCGTATGCCTGTTTATTTCCGACAACAACAGCAGCTTCTTCACGCCGCCATCCACGTGTACGGGTTTCTACAGCTACCGGTGTTTCAATCCCCCTTTCATTTCCTTTAAGGGTGAAATTATTTTCGGCTAACTCCAGCGTTGTTTTTCGCACTGTCTTGGACGGAGACTCCATTAACCTTGTCAAAGGAGTAAGATAGCTCCCTGCTTTCCATGCAGCCTTTCCAACCCACCCACCGGAAACAGGGGTTAAATCATCCAGAGTCGCTGTATCAATTTTCATAGCACCAACACTACCACCATCAGAAAGCGAAGCGGCAGCCCTGTCAGTCGCTGATGTAATGCTCATATTATCAAGAGCATCAGCAACCTCACGCGTGGCTGCAGCCCGGACGGATGGCGAAAGCGCAACACCAGCACTGGCAAACACGCCGCTCATCATCGCACCCGCTGCAACGTGAGCGGCACTTTCACCCCATGAGCGTGTTATTTGCTGATTATTCAGCACAACCTCGCTTAATGCTGTACCGGCAGCACCAATCGCAATCTGTGAGCCAATACGCGCCAGTGCCCCTCCTTGAGCACCGGGGATAAACATTGACGCAACAGTAACCGGATCCATTCCCGCAGCAATACTGGCAAGAGTTCCAACTACGCCAGCATCAGACAATAAACGTCTGTCTTCATTTTCATCATCTATCTGCTGCTTAATCCACGCCGTTTCCTCTGGCGATCGGGAATCTGCAAATTTCGCCCCCCAGTATTCATAACCGTGCAACTCATTTTTATCAGCATATGGGTTATAACCTTCGACCGGTTCAAACTGTCTGGCTGGTCGGAAAAAACCAGCCAGAATATTGTTCTGTCGCATTGCAGCCCCCCATACGGAAGGCTCCGGTGGCAATGGCTCAGGATTAGCCCCTTCCGGAAGGGCAACATCAAACCCAGTTTGTTCCGGCAAAACATTACCTGACGGGATCAGTCCGTTATTAAGATCTTCAGCTTGTGCATAAACTGGCATTATTTAGATCCCCACGAAAAGTAATCTTTAAATTTGTCCATACGTTCGTTATGCAGGCGCTGATACTGCTCATCCAGAGCGCGATGCTTGTCTTTGAAGTTTCGTATAGCCTGTCCACGCATAATTTCTTCCTGCTCGTACTGCTCCCATTCCTGCTGCATTTTCTTATAAGGTTCCCAATCTTCTAGTGATGGTTCCCAACGCATAGGACGCCCATGTTTGTTATAAAACGGCTGGACCCGATCGATGCCATTTTCATCCTTAGTTCTTACCATAATGGCGTAATCACCATTACGAGGTGTTAACACGTCAGGGGTTATGAATAATTCTCCATTAATACGACTCTCAGGGGTTTTTGTCTCAACTACAGGAGCATTACCTGACGTGATCCCAAGCAACGTCGGACTGGTTGTTATAATCTCTTTGCGCTCACCGTACATCAGCCGTTCTTTTTCAGCTTTCCACTGCGCCGCCTGCCAGCCTGACGGCCCATATTGATAAAGCGCCTCCGGTGCATATTTCATAAACTGCGCTTCTCCGTTAACCTCGCTGATACTCCAGGTGCGGGCTATCTGCTGGTTGGTCATTTGCTTCGCTACGTCAGCGTTACCACCAGCAACGCGGTAGTTAATGTCATACAGCGTCTGATAGTCATTACGGAATCTAGCTGCTTCCGGCGTCTGGTCATCCGCAGACGGATCCCAACGGAACCACTGCGCCATATTGCTGACAGCAGAATTCATCGCCTTGCTGCGATCATTTTTGTACTCTTTTGAACTCTGCGTTGATGCCAATTGAGCTTTAAGAGCATCGGTCTGGTTGTACGTAAGGTTCTGCGCCTGCTCGATAGCCGCATCAGCAGACATGCCAGAATCAGTTAGTTGCTTAACAGTCAGATAAAAACCCTGCATATCCTTCGGCATATTTCCAATAGATGCATTGTCTGTTTCATATAACCGACTAAACAGTTCCGCCGCATTTTTAACCACTTCCTGATTGCTGGATCGGGATACTGCTGAAAGCTGCGTGATGACCTGCGAAGGCATTATGCCAGTCTGAGCCACAAGCCGAACAACCCCATCATGAGTGGAGGCATCATTAATACGAAAGTTCTGCGCCATTTCTGTGTAATCAGCAGCTTTCTGCATTGACTTGTTGCTTGGGTCTAATTTTTCACCTATTGTCAGCGCCTCATTGAATCTGCGTGAATCCCGTTGCGCCTGAATTGCTTCATTTGATCTCTGAAGCAATGCAGACAATTTTCCGTAAGCATCGAGTTTTAACGCATAGTGAGGATCGTTAACCTCAGGCTTCACTTTCTGCATTTCTTCTTGCTGCTGAGAAGGAGGCAAATACTGAATTGCCTGGAATATTCTCGCGTTATCAATCGCTATATCCAGTTGATTGATTATTTTATCTGCGTTTTTTCCATACCCCCTGATGATGGTCTCCTGAGCCGGTATATAATCTGGAACCTCACCGTTATATAGCTGTGCCATGGTGTTATTAATAGCTGGCTCAAGCTGTTCTAATATTAACTTCCTTTGCTTTTCTATCTGACTATTAGCAAGGTTATCTATTTGATAAATAGTCAGCGGATCCATTCCAGTTTTATTTTTTCTATATCGGGAAAGCCACCCTTGTGTTTCTGATGGAAGATTTCGGATAAATTCTTCTTCTGATATTTCACCTTTACGTGGATCACCGACTTTGGCGATCAGTTTATCCACGTTACCCATCCCCCAGTTATATGCTGCTCCGGTCAATATTTCGGAACCGTACTTACCATACAGTTGATTTACATAGTCACTGGCGAGCATTTCATGCTGTTGTTCGTCAGTAGGGTTGTATTCAACGCCACGCTTGGCCGCCAGTTCTTTTCCTGTGCCCGGCATTAACTGGTATTTCCCCTGCGCTCTCTCTCCAGAAGATGTTATCGGTCCCTCAAGAAGACTACCATCAGGATTAAAATGTCGATCACCTGATTCAACAAGGCGTATGGCACGCATGTCCATGCCTCCAGAATCATTTTTCTGAAACAGACCATTTAGCCATCCTTCTGGATTGGCAGCGGCATAATTCTTCGCCCGCATTTCTGTGGCACTGCGATCATCACTTTCTATTTCTTCCAGAATGCGTTCTTGTGACCATCCCCTGGCAGCTCCATATCTGGCAATGGCTACCATTCTGGAATTTCTGGCTAAAGTGGCAGTTTGCGGGTCATTCCAGGCATCCGCTTCATTTTGTATCCATAATTTTCTCGTTGCCTGATATTGCTCATCTTCATAGGCATTTGTCTGCCCTATCTCATGTCTGAGAACTCCAGTACTGAACTGAATTTTCTGTGTTCTGGCTTGTTGCAAAAACATATTTCTTGCTGCTTCATCAGTCAATGAAGCAGCTATTTCTTCCACATCCTGATCAAATCCAGATATGTACTCTTGCCCCTTACCAATCGCATTTTTGCCTTGTTGTGCATAAAAACCGGTTTGAGGGTTATAAAGACGTTCATTGCTGCGCTGATTAAGCTGAAGGATGGCATCCTGAGACAATGCAACATTCGCTTTCTGCCTGGCTTCACCATATGCCACCGCATACTGATCTGCGACATTCGCCAGCACCTGACCTGCTTGAGGAACATCGAAGGTCTGAAAACCACCGGTTTGTACACCACGACTCTCAACCTGACGTCCTGATACTGTTGGTACGACTGGCATTATAATCCTCCGGGTAATCTGGTTCCTGCTGCTGCCCCGATTGGCGCAGGGGTGCTTTGAGTAAACGGACTCCACGTCCCACCAAACATCTGGTACGCACCGTATGCCTTCAGAGGCGCAGTGAGCAATGTTGTTGCTGCTCCCACATTCCCCTGTTTACGGGCTGAACTGGCTTCTGCTTTATAGTTGGCAGCCTGAACCTGATAACCGTAAGCCTCGCGTTGCGCGTTATTCACCGTCGTCAGAGAATCAAGAGCGCCAAACTGGGCAGCGTCGCCAAATATATCCAGCGCATTACCGGTAGATAAATCAGCGCCGGTCGCCCCCATTGTCGCCGCCTGTGTACCAAGCCGCTGTCGGGTCTCTCTGCGCCGTTGCTCAGCTTCAGCGTTACCCCTGTTTATTGCATCATTTGCCTGAGCAGTGGCTATATCTGCGTTCGCTTCTGCAACCTTCGAGGCATATTTTCCCTGTTGGTACTGGGTGTATGCCTGAATGCCACTCATGGCGAGCATTGCGCCACCAGCAATAACCGGATCGCACATTATTTTCTCTCCATGTGAAATCTGTGGAAATTAAGACCAAGAGCACCATAAGGCGCGGCTTCTTCAAGCCTGAATCCAAGCCAGTGCAACCATGCTTTGGCAACATGGTTTCGCTCGTCGACGTAGTTTTCCAGGCGCGGATAAACTGCCAGCATCTGCTGCAATACAGGTCGGCAGTGGCGAAGAAATGTCTTCTGATATTTTTCAATACGGCTGGTCCCGACAAGCCAGGGCGTACCATTGCCACCGATCATTGACGCCGGAGATACGCCAAACATGGTTACCAGTTCTCCGTTCGCGAACCCTGACCAGGCCATAGTCGCAGTGCGCAGACCAACACGCAGCGCATCTTCGGTAGTCATCAGCGATACCGCATACAGTTCGTCAATATCAGCCTGACGAACATCCGGCAAAATCATCTGAAGATGCTCTTCGGTAGCGGGAATAATTTGAACATCGATCATCAGAATCCCCCAACAGTAAGGCGAGGAATAACGGCAAGAACAGACAGCGGCAACGGGTCAAGCTGACGGATTTTTACACGTCCGTTTTTGCCCCAGTTACTGTCCAGTTTCACTTCTACTTTTCCGGTAGCATCATCAACAGGATCATCGTAGAACTCGAATTCTCGCTGTGGATATTCGTACCATTTACCGCCGGGCGTAGTCGCCCAGATGCCGCGACTGGCATTCACAACCAGAGTAACTGACGGGATCACCTGTTTTTTGTCCAGCAGCGTTTCCTGTCCGCTAATGTTGATATCCAGTGTTTCGAATTCAGCAGTTATTGGCAGGCCGATGTGCACTACAGCCCCCGGAGATTCCAGCGTGACGGTACCTCCGGAAACTACTTTCTGTGGTTCCACGTTCGCATCAGAGAGAATGTTTACGGTCTGGCCTTCAAGATGAGACAGGCCTCCAAATGTCCGGCGCGCCATCTGCCAGTTCGTGGTGGCCACATTCCTGAGGGATGACGGGACGTTCCTGTTAGCACGAACCACTACTGCGGTATTGCTGGTTACAGAAATAATGTCGCAACGTAATTCTTTTGACACTTCATCGCCAGTATCAGGATCAGTTCCGGTATAAGGGAACTGTAGTTGCGCGCCGACATCACTACTGGTGAAGTACGCACCACCAGAAACACTGATTGTATATTCCGCACGGTAATCCCATTCACCAGAACCACCAGTGATGGTCATCGTTCTGTCAGACGTATTTCTTCCATCATAACTAAGGCCAGAATCAACAAAGAAAGCATCTTCATCGCTGGTAAATAAACGGCTGGACAGTCGCTCGATGTATCTCACTGTTTGCCCGTTAACGGTTCGGTTAACGACGAAATACACCGCATCTTCATTGCCTTCGCTGATACTGCATGTGCTTTCATATTTTCCGGTACTGGATTGTGGTGCCCATGCAAAAACCTGCTGATCACGCAAATAGGTCATCACCAGTAATTTACCGTCATCACGAATGCAGAAGGCGCTGGAGTAAGGGACAATAGAGAAGCACCAGTCAACAATGCTGTGCTTCTGAAAAAGATGATTGGCAAGGATGGTCAGGTCGTTCCCCTGATAGCCGTCAACATCGAATGAGTAGGCCAGATCACGGACAACACTGCCTTTCTCCTGGACGAACAGAGCAATATTCGCCACGGCAATTGGTGGGACATTGCTCGAGCCATTTGATCCTTGAGAGCTGAATGCAAATGATGATGGGGTTAACACTTTGTTCTGGTCGCCGGTGATGACGTACTCACCTCCGGAAGTCAGTGCCACCAGCGAACCGACATCAATCAGGTGGCGGATCTCATTAACCTGACGCCCGGCATAGGTGTAGATAATTCTGTCGTCATCCTGCGTAGGATTGCTTTTGCCAAAATCCTTATAATCCCCAGTACGGCTGGCCCAGATAGTCTGAGGGAACGCAGTAGATGCGGCGAAGTAAAGACGTTGTTGATAATAAACAACAGTGCCAGGATAACCATTAACACTGTTCCAGGCATATTTAGCCCATTTATAGCTAGCATTATCCTCGCCAACTACCTGAGAAGGGATATAGGAAATCACCTCGGCAGTTGCAGTAGTTCCATTTGCAGCAGTGATACGGGCAATGCCAAAACCACTGTGCAGATATTCCCACTCAATGCCAGTATCATCATCTCCGGATCCGCCCCAGCCATCCCATGATGTGCCTTCTGTATGCGAAGGGCGCAAAGTGCCTGTTTTACCTGCCGTAACAGCGCGATAGTAGTTACTGTCTGCACGGCGAATATCGCCAATCGACGTACTCTTACTGGTTTCCCATACCGGTACTGAATCCACTGCTGGCTGTTCCAGATAGAACAATTTGCCTACCTGTTCCGCGCCAAAAATAGAGGCGTTTGCCGTTAACGTAATTGTCCCGGTGCTGGCGCTGGCATAAACCGTCACTGACTCGTCAATATTGATATCTTCAAATGGCCCGTTCTTCGTTACCACATCAACAAGTTGCCAGTTGTCATGCGCATAGCGCCGCAACTCTTTCGGCGGGTATGCCGGGTGAACCAGCGTAAGCACGTCAGCGCTTTGCGTGAATTTAATTCGGAACAGATCGGCTTCAGTATATGGCGTGGCAATTTCATAAATAACATTGCTGCTGTTCAGCACCAACGCACCATCTTTGATAACGCGCATGTACTGGTGTCCGAACTCCAGAGCATAAGTCTGAACCGTCGAGAACTGGAACGGGATCAGGCGGCATTTCCGATTTGGGTATTTGGCGGCACCGACAAAACGCGTACCAGGTCGATTCTCAACGCCGCCATACTGCCGCACGATAAAGTTATCGCACTTGCGCAATGCCACCTGGTACTTCGCCATGTCGATACGACCGTACAACGACGGTCCAATCTCACCACCGGCAAAGCTGGGCTGGATCCAACTGATAGCCATCAGGACAACCTCGCAATGGTAAACTCGTCAACCGGTGGCTGTGGTTCCTGTGATTCATTCTGGCTATGCGAGCCAGCACTAAGAATCACGCGATTGTACATATTGAGGGCAAACGTACCGAGGTCTGCATTCCCAGTCAGCGCCATGTTAATAGCTGCCGCAAGACGCCAGGCCAACGCCTCCATAAAAATGGCATCAAACATGTTCACATCTGAAACGCGAGATACATACTTGAGCCATGCCTGCGGCTGGTCTGTGTAGATCAACTTTCCTGTTCCGTTGGTGTCTGCACCAACTTCGTACTGAACGCGCATTGCTGCTGTTGGATTGCGTACACCAGGAAGCATAATTTCAGTAATGCGCAGACAATCGGACGGGTACTGGTACGCATATTCCCAGTCAGGCGGTGGATTGCTCGTATCTGCAAGCGCCACGCGTTTGGTAGCAAAGTTCCAGTCAAAATCAGAAAGAACAGCATCACGGCAGGCCTCAAAGTGCAGCGAACATTCCCCCGCTTCCTTGCTGGCTTCCGTCAGGCTGTTAATGCTGCGACTGTTGCCAATATTGGACAGCGCACGATTACAGATCTCTACTACAGAGGCCATCACTCACCTCCGTTACCGTACAGAGTTTCAGCCGCTGATTTTTCTACACCCCCGGAAACAGGAGCGATCGCCATATCAGTGATCTGCAGATCGGCGCTGCGATTGACACCATCGTCAGTTTCTCTGGCAGACAGGCCTCGAATAACAGCCTTTGCAGTTATCATCACTTCCGTTCCGACGCCCTTAGGTTGCGCCTTCAGCTTATTCAATGTGTCGTTATTAAGAGTGATGCACAGCCCCCATGGGTATTCATCGCGAGTTCTGGTTTCTCCGCTCTCATCCTGGTAGCTGTCAGTGCCGGTTTTGAGGTTTACGAGTTCCATATACACTCCTGCAATAAAGGGGCCGAAGCCCCTTGTCTGATTCGCGAGGCTTACACGCCCAGTTCTTTACGCTTATCTGCGATCTTCTCGCGGAGCGTTTCAGCTTTGGCGTTATGGTGTGGCTTCTCGTTAAAGAGCAATTCGTACTCTTCACGGAGCTTATCCAGTTCACCATCATCTGACACATCGTTGATGATTTTGGTGCTGGTTGCTGCCATTGACACCTTTCCTGCAACTTTTGCTTTTGCCTGTCTGGCTGCATCGTTAACAGGTTCCAGTGCGCTACCAGGCTCACCTTCGTATTCGATTTCTGCCCCCTCCGGCCACAGAGTGTTATGGATATGAGAGAGGCGCAGAACGCGGTATCTTGGTTTCTCACCTGACATCGATATCACCTTAACCAGTTACTTTTGAGCGGATCGGATACGGCGTATTGGCATCAACATCAAGACTGATACCAGCAGTGAATTCGCCAGCCGTTAGTGGGCCAGTTGCGACGGAGTAGTTAACACGCAGATATCGCTGAACACCGGCAGGCACCTTTGCAGAAACAACTCGTTTACCTGCTGTCAGGGCGGTCTTTGCCAGTGCGCCACTATCATAAATAGTGGTCCATGAGCTGTTATTCTCACTCGTCTGCAACTGGATGTTTACAGTTGCATCACCGCTTGCCGCGGCGGCTGTGTTAACCAGCGCCCAAAACTCAAGCGGGTAACCCACGCCGATATCACGACGTTTTCCGTCAATTGGACCGAGATCGATTACGTCAGTAGAAGCCGCGGTATTCGTAACCGCCTGAGCTTCGGAGAACATCAACAGTTTGTCGGTGATCATCTTCTTTCTCCATTAGTGGGTCTGTTACGACCCACAGGTTAATAACAGGCGTTACACCACACGGGCTTCTGTTTCCAGAAGCGCATCAGTCTCACGGATTGGTACACCACGGAATGAAGTCCACCACTCGCCTTCTGTCTCTTTTACGCTGATCGCCAGAGATGTTTTCTCCAGAGATTGCAGATCAAGAGCCTGGCCTACAGTGCGGTTCATGTAGAACACCGGGCGGCCCATGCCACGGTTTGGAATGCGATGCAGTGCTTTAACCATCAACTTCGCAATATTTGCTGCAGAGGAAGGTTCTGAAAGATTGCTGACATCGATGTTTGCAATGCGAACAACATAACGCCAGTCACGCAGAGCAAGCCCGTTGTCCCATTTGTAATGGGTACGGTAGCCTTCGTACTTGCCGCCATTCGCATCTTCCAGTGTCACCTGGCCTTTATCTTCCATCTGGATGCCAGCCTTCTGCCCTTTCGGGAAGATGCCATGCACGGTGTTTTCGCCCCACACCACTAACCAGATAGAGGTGTTATCTGTACCCGTGCCACCAGCATCAATGATGTTCTGAGCATTACCCGCAGACAGGCTGGAATAGCGGGAGGACAGTCCCATAAACTGCTGAGGGTTAACGCTGGAATCACCATAAAACAGCGTCTGCGCCATCTGCTGATTCATCGCTTCAATAAATGCGCGGTCTTCAGACAGGCGGAATTCGGCGGTATTGCCGTTCAGATCAGCCAGTGACTTATCGACTTCAGCATAGGTTTCCAGCATGCCAACGGAATCGGTCACCTGCACTGTGGTTGATTTGCTTGGCTGTACGCCATAGTTCAGCAAACGCCAGGTAGCTGAAGGTAAACCAGAACGAATGGTGGTTCGGTGTCCGGTAGGAAGGTTCCCTTCGACAAAAGGCATATCCTGAAGGATCGGGTTAGTTTGACCGAGAAGCTCGATAATCTTATCGACTTTCCCGTTTGGATCGACGCGCTTACCCCAGTCAGCCAGCGTTAGCGCAGTTAAGCCTTTAACAGCCATTGTCATTTCCTCTCTTATTTGCCATAGAGCACTTCGGCCGCACTACGCTGGCCTTCATTACCACCGGTGACCATGCCATCTTCAGACATCGCCTTTCCGATTTTCACGAACGTCTTGACCAGATCAGGGTGATTACCCAGTCCGGTGGTGTTCAGATATTCTTTGAGCTCAGGTGTCCCGAACTGGTCAAGCGCACGCTGTGCGGCGCTAAGGTTAGAAATCAACTTGTCGCCACCGATTTCTTTGTCAGCTTTTACATCAGCAGCCCACTGCTCGGTTGTTTTCTGCCAGGCTTCTGCCTGGCGCTGCTGCACACCTGCCAGAATCTTCGGATAAGCATCAACCAGCTTTTGCGCTTGCTCGTTGGTCAGGTTAAGTTCTCGCGCCACCGGCTCGAACTCCTTCAACGCTTCTGTATCCAGCTCTACGCCTTCGGCAGCCTGAAACTCGTACTTCTCAGGCGCACCCTCTGGTTTATCGCCGTCCTTTTTTTCATCCTGCTTATCGTTTTCAGGCTTTTTGTCATCAGCAGGTTTATCGCCATCAGCAACAGGTTGTGGCTTATCACCTTCCTGTTGTGATGGATCACCAACTGGAGCAGGGTTATCACCTGCAGGCGCTGACGGTTCTGACGCAGCCGGAGCTGCTCCACCATCGACTGGTTGCTCATTGCAAAGACGGCGATACAGCAAACGCTCAAATAAATTCATGATCACTCCTGTTCACTGGCCTCTTTGGCCATCTTCAAATACTGTTCAGGGCAATGAGCCATAACGCGCTGAAACAGTTCCAGCGCCAGATTGCGTTGCCCCTCATTAAATGCCATTGCCATAGCATCCATCGGAGAGATAGCGGAAAACACCCGGCCTTTCTCCAGCACAGACCAGACAACGCGACGCCCCTGTTCACTGCTCATGACAAAGCGAATGTCATCAATTTCACGCTGTGCCATGTCACGTTGCTTACGGGCGTTTTCTTCTTTCAGTTGATCGTCTTCGTAATCTGTCATTGTGATTGCCCACCCTGACCACTAACTGCATTCGCCATAGCTGACAAAACACTCGGATCCGAAGTTTTAGCTTCGCTTAGCGTCTTGGCACCCTGTGCCGCCGCCATCCCCATCGCCATCATTTGTTGCTGCTGTTGCTGCTGTGCCCGTTGCTGGCGAGCCTGATCAACCTGTTCCTGCGGAACAATGACGGTTGGAGACACTCCGGACATATCAGCGAATGCATCGATCGCCTGATCAACGTTGAGTTTGTCGAGAGCTTCTGGTTTCGCTTGCGCAAGTTGACCAATGAAGTTAACCGTGGACGCCAGACTGGACAGGCCGATAGACTTCTGCGCCTGAGCCATGACGGAAATGTATTCGACCTTCAGGGGCATGCCTTCCATCGCGTCAGGCGGTGGCGGCAGCATGTTTTTACGCACCATCATCGAGAAAGCGCGGTCAATGAGAGGATTAAGACATTCGTCGTTCAGACGCTCCAGAACCGGCCCCAACATCAGAAGTTTTTCTTCTTTCATTTCGATCACCGCTTCAACAGGCATCGAGCGGGTATTGATGTTCTGCAACATCATGAACAGATCGACAAAGTAGGCGCTGTTAATGATTTGACGAGTGTCCTGAATGTCTGCTACCAGATCTGCTGTACTGGGGTTAACCAGATAAGCAGGCCTGAAACCATCCTGACCAGTAATCTGATCGATATACGTGATGTCGCCAGGAAGAAGGGAGGCGCGCTGATTCTTGAGGGAAGTCGGAGCAACCATCGGCGGATTGGTGGCTTTATCAATCAACTGCGACTTGCGCTTCTGAAGAAGCTGCAATGCCTTAACAGGTCCAAGCGCCAGCATACCCGGGCATGATGATCCATAAACATCTTCGCCGTTAACTTCCCAGCGCGGAGCCATAATTGGAAACTCATCGAATCCGGACTCACGCAACAACTTGTCGTTATCGCCGCCAACCTCGTAATAAACCGATTTGAATGGCTTGTTCTTGCTATCCAGCTTCGATGTATCGCGGTCAATGTTCGGGTAAACCGAATGCATCACCTCAATCCACTTCTCGTAGGTGCCACTTTCCCACATGCTTTTTACGGATTCGCTGACGTTATTTAGCCCGAACTCCTGAACAAGCTGACGAACAGTCATAGAGAACTTGCGAAAACAGATGTCCACACTGCCACGAGGTGAGTTAGCCAAGTAGTAACTACCTATCGGGAATGGCATTGTGCGAATGATGTCCTCGTCATCCTCCAGCACCGCCATTGCACCAGTGCTGTATGTGCCGAGGCTTCCGTATAACTGCGGAAGAGACTGGTAGAGATTCGACTTATTGAACATATCATTCATGCGGTTCTGCACCGCCTCAAGCCACAACTTAACAGGGCCATAATCCATCATTTCAGGATCTGGCGTAGCCAGGCGAAACCACGGACGCGCGGGGCTTGTGATGCCTGACATCATGCCGCTGGCGAGAGTGCGCGCCGCCATAGTCCCGGTCGAATCAATAATGCGTGTATTGCGTCGATCGTTACGGTTGACCTCAGAAGTCAGAAAGCGGGAACCACGCGGGTTGATGTAATCACTCAACTCGCGCCAGTGCGGCTCGAACGACTGACGCTCGCTTTCAAGTTGTGCGAACTGTTTGTTCAATCGCTCTTTAGTTGTTTCCGCCATTTCAATGACTCCGGTTACTGACCAAGCAGCGTTTTACCGCTGGTATTAGCGGTTGATGTGTCACCCTGAGAACCGGTAAGCAGCGTAGAACTACGACCAGCAGCAGCGCGACGGCGACGTGTTTCTTCGTCGCGGGCATCAACAACGGCGGCATCCTGCTCCTGTGGTGCTGCCTGAACTTCTGGTGTTGCAGGCACTGATGGTGAGCTACCCATGCACATATCAATGACTCCGTACGCAATTAAATTATTACCAATTTAACCACATATGATTTATTTATCGTAGATAGTTGACATTTAACGCACAAATTATTACCTTTCAGGTAAGCAAAGGGTTCATTCCGGTTATTAACCTGACTGGCTTGTCGTTAAATTGAACAGGTGGAGTGAGCTTTTATTTTGAGCAGTACGGCGTATGGCACATGCGCCGATAGCGGTCTGGATACGTTTAAGGGGCACCCTCCCTTGCTCGGGCAAACGAACCAGGTAGCCGGAATGTGCAAGTCGAGCGGTTTTATTCCGCGCACGGGGATTCACCATCCCGGCGATTCGGTGTGACGCCTCGGAAGAGACGAGGGTACAACGATGAGAGCATTTATGGAGCCGCGACAAAGTGTGGCGCCTTAACAGGCTAAGTGCTCTCAGCGTTGTGGCATTAGCTCAGTTGGACAGAGCAACCGCCTTCTAAGCGGTTGGTCGCAGGTTCGAATCCTGCATGCCACGCCAGAATCACGCCTAAGGACCGTGATGCCAGAAGTTCCAGGGGCTTGGCGGTGATGGTTTCCCTTGAAGGACTATCACCGCCCTTTTTACAGCAGGACGCCATTGCGATGACTTCATGCTGTAAACCAGTACAGCCACGGAAGGCATAACTCATTGCTTCCAGTTCGCCCGGTTCGCCGGGCATTTTTTTTGGCGTGATACGTCACAATTATGATATCGATGCAGATTACGACATACATGAAAAACATGTCATAGTATCTCCTGAGGTTAATCTCGATTCAAAAAGAGGATGATTTATAATGATTAAAATCAATAACGTACGTGGTGCTAGCGTTAGCGTCAACGGAGAAGACTTCACTGGTCATCATATTACGATTAACAATGGAAAAGTGATCGTTGATGGTGTCGAAAAAAATAGCAATCTTGACGGACAGATTAACGTAACAATTAATGGAAGCGTGGAAGGTGTTGAGATTGAAAATGGATCAGTGACTGTAAGCGGTGATGCACATTATGTGAAAACTATGTCTGGTGATGTCCATTGTTCCAATGTATTGGGAAATGTAAACACCATGTCTGGAGATGTAATCTGCGAAACTGTTGGTGGAAACGCCAGCACAATGTCTGGAAATATTATCAAGAAATAATTATTTAAAAATAAAGCCCGCCAAATGCGCGGGCTTTATTTTATCCTCATCAGAGGATATCAACGACATTATCCCCACCAGCGGATTAAGCATAAGGGTCATAATCCGTTATGGCCCTTCCCTGCTGGCTTTGCTGTCCTGGTATATTTATGCGTTTCGAGACCGGGAAAGCAAACGTCAGCAGTAGCGCATCGCCTTTACCCGGAGAACGCCCAAGCCGCTCCTTGATATCTTCCTTCGGTTCGATAACGATTTTACCGTCCACACGAACTTTGTACTCTGCCGCCGACAGGTCGTCTGCAGTTTCCTGGTCATCCAGCATGCCGCCCAGCCTCAGCCATGTCTTACATGAGTTGAACATCTCCCCGCGCTTGTTAAGCATCTGCGGGTCAGTGGACGCACCGCCGAACGGAACAAGTTGCCATGTACGTCCCCAGCCATCACCGATTGACTTCAAACCGGTTCCGTAACCGAAGTCGATGAACACCGCGTCAGCCTGATACTGGTCTTCAAAGTCAGCGATACGCTTCGCCATAATCAGATCGTCGGTAGTCTTGTTGCCAGTCCACAGCACCTTACTGTGTAGCCCCTGCCGCAGGTATATCACCGCGTCATCAACGCCTGAATATGCTGGGTCAACACCGATTATCACCGGAGCATGTGCAACCTGCGCAGCGGTGACCACCCGTTTCATTGCCTCGTCAGTAAGGCCGGTAGGGATAAACTGCAATTCAGATGCATCAGGGAATATGCCGCGCACACGGATTTTAACGAAGTCGCTGTCTTCCCCGTAGTCATCAACCCATTTCTGCAACTGCTGTTTGTTAGTGCCTTCCACCGTCCGGCTGTCAATCTGCGCAGTTTTCCAGCGGTGTTTATATTTGCGGAAACATTCGCGGAAACGCCCGGTGTTACGCGTCGGGTTTCCGAACGCCACCCAGATAATCTCAGTGTCTTCGTCCGTAAGCGCACCCTCTGCTACCTCCCACACCAGATCGGCAATGTTCGACGCTTCATCGAATACCACGATGATGCGTTTGCGCTCGTTGTGTAGTCCGGCGAATGCCTCAGTGTTGTGCTCAGACCAGGGGATTGCGTCAGCTCGCCACCGCTTGTCGTGCCCAGGGTCATTGCTGTACATCGCGGTAGCTGTACAGGTAAACCAGTCTTTCGTGATAGCAAGGTTTGACCACTTGATAATTTCCGGCCAGGTCTTCGTTCGTAGCTGGTTGTCGGTGTTGGCGGTCACCACGACCTTACAATCCTCGCAAGTGGACATGCCCCAGTTGATCAGCATTGAGATGAATGCGGATTTACCAATGCCGTGACCCGAAGCACGTGCCAGCATAAGCGGCTGATAGCGCGTCTCTGGATTCTGCAGGTGATCACGTATCTCTCGGAACGCATCAGCCTGCCACTTACGTGGACCGGTGGCATGTGCCAGTTCAGTCCCCTCTTCCCCCCAAGGGAACGCATAGAGGGCATAGCCAAGCGGATCGTGAGTGAACCCTGCAATATCCTCGATTAACTGCTCTTCAGGAGATAACGCTGTATCTGTCACTGATTGCCATCCTGACGTTCTTTGAGTCGCTTCCTGGCTGCTGCTATGCGATCAGCAATTGTCACATTCACATTAACATCCAAGCGTTCTTTGAATGCGTTGACGTCGACGTGCTTACCAATCAGTTCGAGGTTCTTCACCTTGTCAGGCCATTTAATTTTTTTGAGGATTGTCTCTATCGAATCCTCGTTCATGTTCATGATGGTCGATGACAGATCAAAGCCGCTAAGCGTAGTGCGCCAGATTTTCGGCCACTCGCGGATTGGCTTAAGGCTCCCATCGTCGTTGAGGATGTCGATCACGTCCATCTGGTCGATCTCCACCAGGCGCATGAGAACGTAATCAGCACTGACGCGCATTCGTTTGTTGCGCTCCTCCATCAACTCGGCAATCCGTTTTTGAATACGTTCATCGCGCATCATTACACTGGCTTTAACTGCCGCTGTATTTGGGGAGAATCCTGCGTTAATCGCTGCCTGAGTCTGGTTTTCAGGCGTTTTGATGTATGACTGGCAATAAGCCTCCTGCATTGCTGTTAGTGGCTTAAATTGCGTTGATTTGCGTTTATAGGTTTTAGGTTCAGCAGGCATCATAACCACCGTGGTAATAGTTACCATTGTGGTAATAGTACCATGCAAAATAAAGCCGCCATAGTTGGCGGCAGTATTCAAAACACATCAAATTCATCATGCATAATCTACTCGTGACATGTCACACTATTAATTTCGTTTCATGCCAGCCTTTAGTCACCCAGCATTGCGAGTCACCATTGCACGGGCATGAATTAACTGGAACTCTCTCGCCGCACTTACCGCAACGTTTTCTGCTGATCGATTTTATACGCCCGCGCACGCGTGCATCATCCTGGCGGATCAGTGACGCTATATACTCACCAAATTCGTAAGGCGCACGCCCGGGGCGACGCGTGGCACAGTTACGCTCTAGCATTTCAATTTCCTGAGCATCAAGCACAATCTCCATCTTACGCACACCAGATGCAGCTTGTCTGGCTCTCTGAGCGGCTTTGCGCTCTGCTGCTGATTTAGCCATTCTGATTTTCCTGCATCATGAGAAATACAATCATGGCGGCGCGGAGAGGTCTGGTATCAAATATTGGTCTTACGTCTTTTGCATCCACACACCATTCAGTTAACTGGTCTAAGATAGAAATCCTGTATTTCTCAATAATCGGCCATGAAGCGATCGGATCATTGCAGTAGTCAGGTAAAGGGGTTAATGGCTCAAAAGTTGTATCAGCATTTCCGTAATACCATTTGTTGGTGTTATTCCCTGATGTTTCCGGTTTACATGCCCAAAGGCCTTTAAAAATTATGTCTCCTACCATTCTGTTAATTTCAAAATCACTTAACTGTGAATAGTCCATCACTTCACCTCCTGCGGCGGTTCTGGTAGCGGCATCCAGTGTGACGGTTTCCACGACGCACCAGGAATTATCCACCCATCATTAGCGTCAGGATGCCCGGGGATGTAAGTAGCCCATTTCATTCGCCAGTCACCTTTCCTGTCAAACTCCACGGTAACAAGAACGGCTGTTTTGGTATTCGGCATTCGCTCACTACAGCTTATCCAACTATCCGGAGTTCCCGGAGAGTTGCCATTTACATCGAAGTTTGGCTCTGCGTCCTGAACTAGGAGGATGTAACCATTCTTGGCCGTATCAAGTTCTAACGCCTCGGTGACGGTGCCGAAATAGCGATTACCTAAATCAGCATCACAAGTGCTTACATCAATGGAAACTTCCATGCCTTCGATTAATTCTGGTAAGTTGTAAGTTTGGTTTACAGGCTCTGCTTCCAGCGATGCCAGAGCAATTCGTGCCAGTTCTTCCGCTTCTTCTGCTGGCAGTACAACGTTGCTACCCGGTCCGTATGTTTCGCGCCACTGCTTGATTGTCAGCAGTCGCTCTTTGGTAATAGTGATCATGCCGCGTTTCCTTCTTTCTTATTAACAATTACACCGTCATATATTTCATTAAGGTGCCCTCTCAACTCCATGCGCCTTAATGCAGATAACATGTAATCGCATTCAACCTGCTTATTTCCAGTAAATGGCTTATCGTCAGGATTACCCCAACAGCAATTACCCTTGGGCCACCCATGTACTTTCCGTACTCTTCCGTTAACAACGTGAAGTAATCCCCAGCCAGGTGGTAAATCCTCAACTGAAATAATTCCCGGCTCACTAATAAAGAATCGCCAGTCGCCCATTCCAAGAGATGGATTTTTACGAAAACGCTTTTTTCTATCTGCCAACAAGTCAGCACGAGAACACTTCGCCTCTATCAGGCATGATGCTGAATTTCTGAATCCCATAGCATCTGGCTGTTCTCCGGTACTGGTTACAGCTATAAAGCGGTCATGAAAACAAACCTTGAACCCGTTGCGCTTAAGGAACTTATACGCAATCTGACAGAGTTCGCGGTGTGTTAACGCCATATCACTCTCCTTTAGTGCGCAAGTGGTTTTTCCAGCGGTTTTGCGCCGCGCTGCGCTTATCTTTGATTCCCTCTCTGGCAATTCCAGAAAATGAAAACAACACCACACGGCGATTGCTAACTCTCAACCACTGGCTGGGATAGCAAAGTCTGTATACACGGGAGATAAGCATCTTAGCTTTACGGTTTTTCATCTTACTGCGTACCCTTTCTTCCGCCTGTTCTGTGACGCGCTAGGCTTACGCTTTGCGGCAAAAGCCACCTGACCAAATGGATGGAGTACCGCTATCTTATGGTTGCTGATAACCAGCTCCACCACACGCACAGGTCGCTGTAAAAAAAGTCGTTTTGCTTTACGGTTTTTCATCGTTTTGTTCTCCTGCGTTTCTTTGCTGCTCGTCGTGCCGCTGCAATACCGGTATGGCGGCGCTTTGGTGCCGGGATGATGTTGTCAGCCATCAGGACATGTGGCTTTGCAATTAGCGCAGAAGCCCAAAAACGAGTCGGGTACGGTAACAAGCCGATACATGCCACACGCACTACTCACCTCCTTTGCGAAGCTTCGCCGCAAAATCAGCAGCAACCTCTTTGACCATATTGGATAGCGGAGTGCCACCTCCGAATTTTTCTGAGAACATCTCCACACCCTGCGCCCGGACTTCAGCCAGGAAAGCATCGGTGGCTGGTGTTTGCGGCATCCCTCCATCTGTTGCGCAGATATACGCATCAGATATTTCATCCTGCTCGCCATCAAACACGTAGCAACTCTGTGCGATAAATTTATTCAGCCCCGCATTCTCCGCCGCCAGAGCTGAAAACTTCTCGTGTGCCAACTTAACAGCCGCATCAGCCTGCTTAATTGACTCAATCGCTTTCTGCTGGTCTTCGGCCAGCGCATTAGCACGCGCCAGTTGCACTTCCAGTTGCGTTGCCAAATCGCTGATCAGCTTTGCCACGCTGCGCATATCAACGGCACCACATTCAGCTTTCAGTTCCGAAGCCATCTCATGCCCGGCGGAAACTAACCCTTTGATATTACCGTCCATCTTTACCCTCGCTTATCCACATAACTTATTGATTACATTGATAACTAAAAAGATCGTCGATTCAGAACTCTTCGATGTTCCAGCCACCACCTGCTTTCTTTGGCTTAACCGTTACCCCGATGATTCGGAACGGATACTGATCTGCGGCGACTTTGGTTTTCACCCTGGCGTCGTCGGTCCAGAAACCTTTCACTTCGTGCAGTTCCATCTCGCCGGTGGCGAGCATCACAGCAAAATCGGGCGTATAGAACGTGTTGTCAGCCAGCCGCAGCTTGATACCCTCGAACCGATACCAGGCGACTTCCCCTGCACGTTTACGCTGCTCAAGGTACTGGCAATACGCANGATTCTGTTTTGTTCATCTGGCCTGTTTTGAGTCGACCAAGAGCCTGTATCTGTTTTCTCATGATTTACCTCTAAGGTAATTAAAAACCACATAAGGCACAAAATCAATAGATATAAGAATATTTTGTTACCCATCAGGTAATTATATAGGCGTAAAAAAATGCGCTATCGCGCTGGTATTACTTGATAAATCCTGCCGCCTTTCCCCGCCTGTATTCCTCCATCAGCCACTGCGCCGGTGTTATTCCCCCCAGGGTGGCGGCGTTAGGCATGCACCCGAAACTTCGCCCTGGTGGATGGTAAACGTCTCTCCCTGTGTCCGGAGGTGTACTCATGGGTTCTGGCTTTGCCTGTATGCTGATCACCGGATCGGGTATCTGCTGTCCGGAAGCCACCTTTTTCGCCCAATCATCGAGCAACCTGCGCGCGTGTTTCTCAACCTCAATCTCGCTAAGCTGGCGCTGATACATTGCGCGGCGGGTATCACATACAACCCAGTACATAACCGGATGCCGCCACGGGAATCTTTCGGGACCGCCAGGATATAAACTTTTTTCCTTGCTGTACCGGTGAAACTCCGCCATCACATCGTCAATGGTGACACCAAGAACCATCTTGCTGTCTTTGCACCACTTGATAAATTGCCCAGGCGACGGCCAGAACGGAGATTCACTGGCGCGGGCGTGGCGCATACCAGCGTTAACCTGTTCCATTGTAGTGATCCCATTCTCCAGAAACGCAAGCATCCATTGCTTACGGAATTCATTAAGTTTGTTCTGCTCCCTTATGGTCGAAACGCTTGCAGGAAATGCAGCCTGTAACTGGACAAATAGTTCATTGAAAATTCTAGCGACCTGCTCCTTTTTGCCATTGCTGTCACGCCGCTCTTCATGCACAGCAACACCATGCTCACGTAAGCGATCGTACTCATTGAGAAGTTCTGGAGTTGATTTCATCCCACACCCCTTCTATCCAGTCAGTGTTATTCCAGTCAAGCTCATCGCTTTTCCCGACGTTTTTTGATTTTCCCCTGATATGATTTACGTGCCTGGCGAATTTTTGTTCCCACTGAACCTGCGTGAACACTTTGCCCTCAGCCATCCAGTAATCCCGGAATGCAGCAAGTTCAGCAGGTGTAAATTCCGGTTCCGGCAGGGCCGTTCCCCACAGCGCAGCACGCCGTCGAAAATCCGGCGATGGATGCCAGCCATCGGTCATCGGAAATTTCCCAATAGGTTCACTCAGGCCATCCAGAAATGCAGGTTCTGCCACCTGCAACGGCGTACCGTTCGCTTCACTGGTCGGATCACTCTCGCGCGCGTGTGCTATGTGTGGGGTTTTATATATATCTTCCTCTTCCTCTGGTAACTCCTTTTGTAACGCTGTTGGCGTTACTTTTTGCGTTACTCGTTTTCGATGCTCTGCCACTCTTCTATTCGTAAGTGCACGTTTTTTCGATGATTCTCCATTGTGTCGCTCAAAGTTTGGAAGAATTAGTTTGCCGTCATGATAAGCAAGCCATCCGACGCTAATGAGGGCGTCAGCAAATCCTGTAATAAAAGCGAGTCTATCAAGTACTCCTTTTGTAACGCTGCCAGCGTTACCGTCTATTGTTTGCTGGTCAGCCCATGCCCATATACGAACCAGCTTTCCAAGAACAGCATCTGGATCAATACCCAGAATTTCTGCTATCTGAAAAATTTCAGGTTTATCAGGAGTGATAACTTCAACCTTAATCCAGCTGCTTGCCATAGGTTTCCCCTCTTGCACTCTTTAGTGCACAAGCAAATTCATTACGATGGCGGTTGGCGCTATTCATTGCACATTCAACACATGTTCCGTTCAGAACATACCTTTCAGAGAGATGGCCGTGACGGCACCGCTTTCCTGTGAAATAGCGATTTAACCCGGCTTTTGCGGCCTCCATTCTGGTTACTATCTTCAATTTTTCCGCCCCTTTTTGTTATTGATATTGGCTATTTTGCACAATTGGAAAATTTGATCAACCAGATTTGGTTTTTTATTACCTTTAAGGTGCGAATAGATATGAAAAGACCGCCGGATGGCGGTCTACAGAGGTTTGTGGCTGGATATCATGAGTAGAAGAAGTATGCCAGTTCTGCTTTTGAGCGCAGCCATTGTCTTGTTTTACAGGCTTTAAAAAGCCCATTCATCAATACTTTACCTGGCATTTTGCGCTTACCTGTTAAGTGAGTCTGGATATAGTGACTCGTCGTTCCGGCTTCCTGTGCGAAGGCTTCACGCTCATCCGGAGTAAGTGCAAGCCAGTGCTTTTTGAAATCGAAATGTCCGTTATCGCTCATAGCTATTGCCTGATATTTATTTCAGATAATAAATATTCACCCATAAGGTAACAAAAATCAAGGATAGTTACCTATGGGGTGCATTTACCTGTTGGGTAATATTGCTTTAAATTGAATCATCTACTGATTCATATATGAGGCGATTCTCCAGAAAATGAAAAGTATCCAGGACGTCCGCAGGCAAAATCTCAACGACTTGATCGACCGTGAATTCAATGGTGTTCAGACGCGGATGGCAGAAAAACTTGGAACTCAGGCAAATCTGGTAAACCGCTGGGCTCTTGGCAAGAAGGTTATCGGCGACCAGGTTGCGCGAAAAATTGAAGCTGCCGCCAATAAACCCCGTAACTGGCTTGATATCGATCGCTCGCTTTCTCAGGAGGGGGTTCAGCCTGTCGGACCAAGCGACATTGGTCAGCTGGCGGCTCACAACCTGGAACGCTGGATGAGCGAAAGCCGCGACCTTTCAACACAGGGAAAACTTCACCGCGCATCCGGCGTCGCCCAGGTGACAATTAGCCGCCTGTTAAACAATGAGGTCAGCGTTTCCATTTCCACCCTGGAGAATGTTGCATCAGCATTCGGGCGTCACGGATATGAACTACTGATTCACCCGCATGACCCTGCAACTATCAACTATGACCGCTCGCGCTACGCATTGTTACCTGAAACAGAGAAGGCAAAGATCGAAAGTTACATTGAATTTGTCATCAGCCAGAACGAAAAAAGCAAACAATAAAACTATAGTTTTCAGTAAGTAAGCCGCCTCATGGCGGCTTTTTTATTGCCCGCACAATTACCTTACAGGTAATTTTTTTAACTCATATCTATTGACATCAAACCAGATACGCATAATCATTACCTAAACGGTAACAAGCCGAGGTAACAAGTTATGCAGTGGAAAATCATCAACGGTTGGTACTGCGTTACTGCATGCGGATTCATGAGCTGGAAGTTCCGCACCTTACAGGAAGGCATTAAGTGGGCTTTCGTCAGCAAAGAAGCTCGCGATGTGGCCAACGATAACGAGATATGGGAGGGCTGATAATGAACGTTAATCAGCAGAAAAATCTTCAAAAAATCATGCTGGCATTCGACAAGGACTACCGCCTGTCAGAACAGCTATATGACCGACAAGTTGAACTGATTGAGAGCATCCGACTTCATCAACTGTCCTCAACTTTCGACGTTGTAACAGGCAAAGGCGTTCGTCAGGAAGTACTGGAGGCTGCTAAAGACAGCCCTGAGTTCGAAGAACTGATGGATGCCTATCGGCGAGAGGCAATGGCAATTATCGCCCGCTGGGATCTGGCGGATCAGCTTGATGGACAGAAGGACGCGGCATGAAACCGGGAATTTATTTCGACATCAGCAACGAAGACTACCACGCCGGTGACGGCGTGAGTAAGTCGCAACTTGACATGGTTGCCAAGAATCCGGCGCTTCTTAAATGGGTTCAGGCAGCACCAGAAGACGAAGAGAAAAAGTCTGCACTGGATATGGGAACCGCATTGCACTGTCTGCTTCTGGAGCCTGGAGAGTTCGACAAACGCTTCATTGTTTCACCGAAATTCGATCGTCGGACGAAACAAGGTAAAGCTGACGAAGAGGCATTTCTTCGTGATGTGGCGGATATGGGGATTACGGTACTTGATGCCGAGCAGTGGCGGAAACTGGAGCTGATGCGTGATAGCGCAATGGCTCACCCGGCGGCACGCTGGATGCTGGAAGCACCTGGTTACTGCGAAGCGTCAATGTACTGGAACGATGAAGAGACTGGTGAGTTGTGCCGAATTCGTCCAGACAAATGGCTGAACGAGCACAACGTGATCGTCGACGTGAAAAAGGTTGCAGATATGGAGCGTTTTGCACGTCACATCGAGGAATTCCGCTACCACGTGCAGGACGCAATGTACCGCGAAGGCGCAATGAGGGTTACTGGTCAGCCGCATGGTTTTTTCTTTCTTGCCGTGAGCGAAAGCATTGATTGTGGTCGGTATCCGGTACGCGTGTTCGAGCTGGATGTGCCGGATGTCGATGCCGGGCACGCTCTGTTCCGCCGGGATCTGAATACCTATCACGAATGCCGCATCAACGATGAATGGGGCGGAGTGGAAATTATTAAACGTCCTGACTGGGCACGTAAACAGGATATGTATGTATGAGCAATGATATCGCAATCACATCACAACCAGGCGCAACTGTAGGCACTGCTGCGGCAATCTTCAGCCCCGAGGGCATGAATCAACTGGTGCGTTTCGCGGAGTTGATGTCACAAAGCAAAGCGACTGTACCGAAACATCTTGAAGGCAAACCTGCCGATTGCCTGGCGGTGACCATGCAGGCGGCACAGTGGGGAATGAACCCGTTCGCCGTGGCGCAGAAAACGCATGTGGTAAACGGAACGTTAGGCTACGAAGCACAGTTGGTAAACGCGGTCGTATCCTCTTCCAGCCTGCTGGCGACACGCCTGAATTATCGCTGGAGCGGTGACTGGTCGAATGTTAACGGCAAAACAGATAAATCACCGAATCTGACGGTAACTGTGTCAGCAGTTCTTAAAGGAGAAGCAGAACCACGTGAGCTTACCATCAGTATGGCGCAAGCCGGAGTGCGTAACTCTCCATTGTGGGAACAGGATCCGCGCCAGCAGCTCGCCTATCTTTGCACGAAACGATGGGCTCGCCTGCACGCTCCTGATGTACTTCTCGGTGTTTACACCCCTGACGAATTACAGGAAACGGCACCGCGCGTTGAGCGAGACATTACTCCGCAAATGACTACGGCTGCGGGAATGAACAGTCTGATCAACGCTAAATCAGTGAAAAAGCCTGATGAGCAAACGCGTAAAGCGGATAGCCGTGAGCCAGAAGAAATGCTGATGGCCTTTACCAGCGCAGCGATGAATTACAGCACTGTCTCCGAACTGGATAAGGCTTACAAATACATTGCACAAAAACTTTCAGATGATGACGAACTGCTGGCAAAAGCCACCGACGTTTACAGCGTTCGTCGGGAAGAATTAAACGAAACATCTATGTAACCACCACCGCGGCGCCACGCGCGCCGCACTGCAACCAAGAGAGGTATTTATGAAAGGTGCATTAGGTAAGAAGGAACTCCTGGCGGTGGTGCCACTGTCATGGAGCACTATCGACCGTATGGAGCGCGCAGGGGAATTTCCGGTTTATCCGGTGTTATAACTTCACCGTTAATCCAGCTGCTTGCCATGGGNTTCCCGTGTTGCAGTTTTTCGTTGGCTTGATGAACGTCAGGCAGGGTGCCCGGGGGTGTTCTAGGGTAAACGACCTGCTGTTCTGCAAGGTGTATATCGTCCTGTGAGCAACGCTGCATGAGTGCGCTGCTAAGGCACTGGAGCAAATGGTCAGGATGGTACTTATTCCTGGCCTCTGTTTCAGCATGGCTTTATCTGCTGGCATTAATTTTCAGAGAGGGTTGGATTAAGTGAGAAAGTTAAGCCGACTTGAAAAATATCACATGAACAAGGTTTCAATGCGCAGTCCGTCAAAGATTGTCGCCGTTACTCCTGCGGCGATAGAGATCGAAAAACGCGCGATTGAAAGAGAGAAAAAAGGGCAGTTCCGCATTGCCGCTCACCTTTGGCTTCAGTGTATGGATGTTGCTTCTGGTGATGTTGAGCGTGCAAGGATCGCGGTTCGCAGGGACCAATGTATCACAAAAGGTAACGGCCTTCGCCGTGGCGACTATAGCGGCATAGGATGTTGTGGGGTGGTTTATGACTAAGAAATACACACTAATCTATGCAGATCCACCCTGGGCATACCGGGACAAAGCCGCAGATGGTAATCGCGGTGCCGGTTTTAAATATCCAGTTATGAGTGTGCTGGATATCTGCCGCCTTCCTGTGTGGGATTTGGCCGATGAAAACTGTCTGTTGGCCATGTGGTGGGTGCCAACACAACCACTCGAAGCACTAAAAGTTGTTGAAGCCTGGGGATTCCGTCTGATGACCATGAAGGGATTCACGTGGATAAAATGTGGTAGTCGACAACCAGATAAACTGGTTATGGGTATGGGTCACATGACTCGCGCCAATAGTGAAGATTGCCTGTTTGCAGTAAAGGGAAAACTACCTACGCGCATTAATGCAGGGATCGTTCAGTCATTTACCGCACCGCGGCTTGAGCATTCAAGAAAACCAGATATTGTTCGTGAAAAACTTGTGCAATTGTTAGGCGATGTTTCTCGCATTGAACTATTCGCCCGCCAGACGTCTCATGGCTTCGATGTTTGGGGTAATCAGTGCGAAGACCCGGCAGTGCAACTACACCCTGGATACGCGTTGGATATTGCCGGATTAACAAATGCATTCAGCAATGCTCCGCTGTCACCAACAGACAACCAGGGGCGGGAGCGTGCAGCATGAACAGGGCATCACCAGCAGATTTAAGGAAATGCCTTGAAACTGCAAACATGCTTGCACACAGCGGGATCAGGTTTGTTCCAATTCCCGCTGTCACTGATGCTGAATTTGCAACGCTGTCAGCAATATTCGCAGACAAAATTGAATCACTGGCAGCAGAAGCCGAGATGGAAGAAAATCAGCAGAACTATTAAACGTTATTATCCCGCCATCCACTTCTCAAACTTCGACGGGGAGAACGGAATCAGATCCGTATGCTCCCCGTCAATCCAGGAATCAATCATATCGGCCCACTGCTGCAACATGTAGGCGCGCTGTCTGGCGTATTCCGCTTTGTTATATACGGCGCGCACACCTTTCTGCTCATGTGCCAGAGCCTTTTCAATCCAGTCTGAAGGATAACCAGCCTCATGCAACAACGTACTGGCTGTACGGCGCATATCATGTACGGTGAAGTCCTGAATATGCTCACCATCTTCATTTATTATTTTCACCGTTCTGTCGATCAGAGAGTTCAGCGCGGCATTAGATAATGGCTTCCGGAAGTTGTAACGACCAGGAACCAGATATTCACTTCCACCAGCGTACATCTGCAACCCGACCAATATATCCTGTGCCTGTTTAGGCAGGTAAATAACATGCGCCCGGCTTCCCTTCATGCGGTCTGAAGGAATTGTCCATGTCCATTTTTTAAAATCTATTTCGTCCCACGTTGCATTGGTGAATTCGCCTTTACGAACCATAGTGATAAGCACCAGCTTTAAAGCCATTTTCATAGTGCCCATAGCACCAATGGCATCCAGCGTGCGGAAGAACAGGCCAATTTCTTCTGGTGTCAGTGTTCGCTCTCGTGGTTTAAATATGGCGATAGACGAAGGTTTAATGTCAGCCGCAGGATTAAACAAACCATGACCACGGTCATTGGCGTGACGGTATACGCTGCTGATGATCTCCCTGGCCTGCACTGCTGTTGCCCGACCACCGCGTTCGACAATCCGGTCACACAAATCACGAACCATCGATGTGGTAATTTCAGTCATCATTTTGTTGCCAAGAACCGGAAGTATGTCACGGTCGATCACCGCCTGCTTCATTGCGCGGGTACTGTCAGCCAGGATGACATGTTTCATATAACTGTCGGTATGTACCGCAAACGTCTCGGCACCACGAATCTTTTTGATACCGTCACGTTTAGCCGCAGCCGGTGACTGGCCTGCTTTAAGCAGCTTCTTTGCAGCAATCAGTTCTTCTCGCGCTTCTGCCAGGCTGATACCGTCACGCCCATACTGCCCGATTACCAGTGTTTCGCGGCGACCGTTGATACGGTAGTCATAGCGAAACGAGACCGTGCCTGACGTAAGCACAGCTACATACAGCCCGTCACGATCGGAGACCTTGTACAGTTTGTCCTGCGGCTTGAGGTTTTTTAATTTTGTATCGGTAAGCACAATTCACCCGTATAGAAACCATTTTCATGACGGTATGAGAGTATACCTTTAAGGTAATACCGTCACCTGTACCGCCGAAAAATATGGTGTAGAGTGAATAGAAATGAATACATAAAAACAAAAACCCTCTGTAAAAACAGAGGGTTGAGTTAGTATCTGAATAGGAATGACTTGCTATGAGTTAGCTGTTA